CGATGATCGAGCTTGGTCCGTTGGCGGAGTTGATTCCGAAGACGGGTGAGGAGTTCATTCGTCTGCCGAATGGTGGCCGGATTGACACGGTGACGTCGAAGGCCACGTCGCGTCTTGGTCAGCGCATCACCTTCTCTCCGCAGGATGAGACTGGGTTGTGGCTTGAGCAGAACGGTGGCCACAAGTTGGCACGGACGCAGCGTCGTGGTCTTGCCGGTATGGGTGGGCGTTCGATAGAGACGACGAACGCGTGGAACCCGGCCGAGAATTCGGTGGCGCAGCAGACGTTTGAGTCGAAGTCGAAGGACATCAACAAGGACTTTGAGCAGCCGCCTGCGGATCTGGATTTCAAGAAGAAGTCGGATCGGGCGAAGATCTTCGCGTTCAACTATCGGGCGGCGCCGTGGGTGTCGTTGCAGGCGGTTGAGGCTGAGGCTGCGGAGTTGCTCGAGACGGACCCTGCTGATGCGGAGCGGTTCTTTGGGAACCGGATCGTGTCCGGTAGCGGTGCGTGGCTGGACATGCCGAAGTGGGAGGCGAAGACCTCTCAGGTGGTGGTGAAGCCGCGGACTCGGGTGTGTCTCGGGTTTGACGGGTCGGACAACAACGACTTCACCGGTATCCGGTTGGAGACGTTGGATCAGCATCAGTTCACCCCGGTCTATGGCGACAGGCGGTTGCCGACGTTGTGGGAGCCGTCTGATTGGGGTGGGCGTATTCCGCGCGCTGAGGTGAACGCGGCTGTCGACGAGCTCGCGAACGAGTTCGAGATCGTGCGCGGTTACTGCGATGTGCACATGTGGGAGTCAGAGATCGACCTGTGGGCGTCGAGGTATGGCGAGAAGGTGTTCGTGGGTTGGCGGACAAACCGGGTCGATCAGATGCATGCGGCGTTGGAGCGGTTCCGGGGCGATGTGTACAACTCGGAGTCGCCGTTCACACACGACGGTGACGAGCGGGTGTCGGTGCATCTTCGGAACGCCGTAGTGAGGTCGCGGAAGATGAATCCGCTGACGAAGGAGCGGGTGTACATCCTCGGGAAGCCGGAAGAGCACCAGAAGATCGACTACACGATGTCGTCGGTGTTGGCGCATGAGGCCGTTATGGATGCGATCGCCGCGGGGGCGCTCGAGCAGAAGCAGAACTACGTGTATTTCTAGGGGGTCCGTATGGATGTCGCAGCGGCCAGGGCTCTCACTCAGAGGATCTACACGCGGTTGAACGCTCGCCGTCCCGACGTGGACACGATGGAGGCGTACTACTCGGGTGCGCAGCCGTTGAATTTCGCTACTGAGGCGTGGAAGGAAGCGAACGCGGCCCGGTATCGGGACTTCTCGGACAATTGGTGCGGGACCGTAGTCAATGCCGAGGCGGAGCGTCTGAAGCCGATCGGGTTGAAGAACATTGAGCCGAAGTTCGCGCGCGAGTTGTGGGACCAGTTGCAGCTCAACGAGTTCGATGCTCAGTTCTCTCAGGGGATCGTGACAGCACTCGCGACCGGTCGCGCTTATGTGATCGTTTGGAACGACGGTGCTGGCGACGCGTTGGTGACGTTTGAGCATCCCGCGAATGTCGAGATCGAGTACGACTGGGAGAATCCGCGCATCCGTAAGGCGGCGTTGAAGACGTGGGTTGACGAGCGCACCGAGTACGCGACGCTCTACACGCCCGAGTTTCTCTTTAAGTGGAAGCGTGAGCGGATGTCGACGGCCAATGAGCGCGACTCGCAGGCGAAGCAGGCCCGGACTGGGGCGGCGTCTGACGGCGGGTGGGTGCCTCGGTTTGAGGATGATTCCGAGTGGATCATCGATAACCCGTTGAAGGTCGTCCCGGTGGTGGAGATCTCGAATCGCCCCACGTTGAAGGGCGATCCGATCTCGGAGATTCGTGGCGTTGTGCCGATGCAGGACGCGATCAATCTCCTGTGGGCGTATCTGTTCCTCGCTGCGGATTACGCGTCGATGGATGCACGGGTGATGTTGTCGACGAGCCCGCCGATGATCCCCGTTCTGGACAACGCCGGGAAGGTGGTAGGCGAGCGGCCGGTCGAGATGAAGGATCTGCGGGAGAAGCGTTTGATCACCCTCACGGGGGACAACGCGAAGATCGATTCGTGGAAGGCCGCGGCGCTTGACATCTTCACGGACACGATCGAGGTTGCGGTCGGCCATATCGCGGCGCAGACTCGCACGCCCCCGCACTATCTCGTGTCGAACAAGGGCCTGTCGAACCTGTCGGGTGATGCGCTGGTGGCTGCTGAGATCGGTCTTGTGCAGAAGTCGAACGAGTTCATCACGTTCACGGACCCGAACCTGCGGGAGATCGTCAAGTTGATCGCTCTGGTGAAGGGTGATGAGTCGCTGGTGAAGGCCGCACGCCTCGTCGGGTTTTCGTGGAAGGACCGGGAGAAGCGGTCTGAGGCCCAACTGTCGGACGCCCTGTTGAAGAAGTCTCAGATGGGCTACCCGTTCGAGTACCTGCTCGAAGAGGCAGGGAAGTCGCCTGACGAGATCCTCCACATCATGGAACTCCGCAAGAAGGAGATGGACGAGGCGCTGGGCGCTGGTGTTCAAGCTCTGGTGCAGGGGGAGTTGACGGATGTCGAATCTGAGCCTGTTGGCGTTGGAGCATCAGCGGAAGAGGACTGAACTGTCGGGGCGGGTCGCGCGACGTGCGGCCCGTCTCTGGCGTTCTATCCAGGCGGGCGACATTGATGCGGGGTGGGATCGAATCGCACCCGAGTTGGAGCGCGTGGTGTCGGCTGGCCAGTTGCAGGCGGCTCGTATGGCGCCGCGATACACGTCCGCGGTCGCGTCGGCGCAGAGTGTCTCGGGCTCGTCTGGGATGGTTGTCCCGGAGGCGTTCACGGGAGCGACGCTCGAGGGCCGCGCTGTCGTCCCTGAGTTGTTCACGGCAGCGACGGTCACGAAGTCGCTGATCGGTCGCGGTGTGGGTGTTGGGGCCGCGTTTCGCTCTGGGACCGCGATGATGTCGATTCTTGCGGCGACGATGGTTCGAGACGCCGGCAACATGGCGGACAAGGTGTCTGGTCTGCAACGGTCGCGGACGGTCATGTACGCGCGCGTCGTGTCTCCGGGGGCATGTTCTCGGTGCGCGATTCTCGCGGGCGTGGGGCATTTCACGAAGCACTTCGAACGTCACCCGGAATGTCGGTGCACGACGGTCCCGATCTACTCGGACAACCCGGATGCCCCGTTGCCTGATGGCCTATACGGTTCTCCGTCCGACTACTTCGAGTCGCTGTCAAAGGCTGAACAGGACCGCATCTTCACGAAGGCGGGGGCCGAGGCGATCCGGTTGGGTGCTGATCCGGTGTCGGTGGTGAATGCGCGCCGTGGGATGTACCGCGTGCGGCAGCCGGGTTCTCTTGTTGCTCGCGCCGTCCCTCGCACGGTCATCGGGCCGGACGGGAAACCGTTCCTGGCATACACGACGACCGAGGGGACTACTGTTCGCGGATGGTTCGGTGGCGGGTATGGCGGATCTCGCCCAGGCGGACAGTACGTGAGGTCTGGGACGGATCGATACCGGCGCACAACAGCAGTTCGTCTGATGCCGGAGACGATCATCTCGCAGGCGTCCGCACCCGAGGAAGCAGTCGAGATGCTGAAACGGTTCGGCTACATCCCCTGAGTTTTCCCGCGTGAAGCGGTGAATCACCCCGTTTGGGGTGCCAATCAAGCCACCTGTGACGGGTGGCTTTTCTGTATCCCATTCAAGGAGTGATTCCACATGACTGATGCCGTTGAGATGACGGAAGAAGTTGAAGCCGATGAGGTCGAGTCGGATGAGGCGGAGAACGTAGATGCCGAGGTGACCGAAGAGGAAGATCCCACAGCGGGTCTTCGGAAGGCTCTCCAGGCTGAGCGCAAGGCCCACCGTGAGGCGGAACGACGCGCGAAAGCGGCAGAGCAGGCACTGGCGGACAAGGACAAGCCCGCCGAGGAGGCCGCACTGGATGCGGCACGTCGCGAGGCCCGCGAGGACGCACTGAAGACAGCGAACGAACGTCTGGTGCGCGCGGAGCTCAAGGCGGCACTCGCGGGCAAGGTCACGAACCCCGCCCTCGCGCTGCGCCTCATCGACACCTCAGAGATTGAGGTCGATGCCGATGGGGACGTGGACACTGACGCAATCGACGCAGCCATTTCGGCGCTGCTCGATGAGGCGCCCGAACTTCGCACGGCCCGATTCCAGGGCGGTGCGGATCAGGGCGCGAAGGGGAAGGGCGCGAAGCCTGTCCAGCTCACCCAGGCCGATCTCAAGAACATGACGCCGGAGCAGATCAACGAGGCCCGCAAGAGCGGGCGTCTCGACAAGCTGCTCGGCGCAACAACCTGAAAGGAGATAGCTCATGGCTATCACGAATTTCATCCCGGAGATCTGGTCTCCGGCTATCCTGTCTGCCCTGCGCGACCAGCTCGTGTACGGTCAGGCTCCCATCATCAACCGCAACTACGAGGGTGATATCGCCCGAGCCGGTGACACCGTGCACATCACGTCGTTCGCTGACCCGGCCGTCCGCGCCTACACGAAGAACGGGACGATCACGTGGGATCTGCTCACGGACTCGACCCAGGCTCTCATCGTTGACCAGTCGGACTACTTCGCCTTCAAGGTGGACGACATCGACAAGCGTCAGGCGCTCCCTGGCTTCATCGAGGAGACGTCGCAGGGTGCTGCGCACAACCTCGCTATCGAGACGGACACCTACCTGTCCGGACTGATCGCGGCGGGCGTGGACCCGGGCAACGAGCTCGGTGCGGTCACGGTCGGCTCGACCGCTGGTGACGCGTACGACCTCCTCGTGGAGTACCGCACGCTGCTCACGAAGTCGAACACGCCCGCGAGTGGACGCTGGGTCGTTGTCCCCCCGGAGTTCTACGCGGTTCTGCTGAAGGATGACCGGTTCATCCGTGCGGATGCGTCGGGCACCACGGAGGGTCTGCGCAACGGTCTCGTTGGTCGCGCCGCAGGGTTCGACATCTTCGAGTCCAACACTGTGCCCGAGACCGGTGGTGAGTTCACCGTCCTCGCCGGCCACAGCATCGCGACCACGTTCGCGGAGCAGATCGCGTCTGTCGAGGGTGTTCGCCTTCAGGACACGTTCGGTGATGGCGTGAAGGGCCTGCACCTGTACGGCGCGAAGGTCATCCGCCCGAAGAACCTGGCTTCGGCTGAGGTCACCGTCGCCTGACCGGGTTTCGGGGGCGAGCATTCCGTTCGCCCCCGTTCCGGGTTGAGGCGATAGAGAAGGGGTTCGGATGACTATTCCGAAGGCAATCAAGCTTGTTGCGGCGGCGGAGGACTACAGCGGTATCCCGCCCGAGGAGTTCGCCGTTGTGGGCGAGCTTCCGGGCGGCGGTGGCGAGTCCACTCCGCCCGCATGGGGCGACATTACGGGTAAGCCGGCGACGTTCCCGCCGACGATCGGCACTACTGCGACGACCGCTAAGGCGGGTAACGCGGTGCAGACGGCAACTCAGACCACGGCTACGGCTGTGGCTCCGGGTACGGCGACGAATGTGCAGGAGATTCTTGCGGAGCTTTCCGCACGGATCACGGCGTTGGAGAACGCTGCGGGTTGAACTTAGGGGGTGATCGGATGGTTGCTTTTGCGACGGTTGAGGATCTGGAAGCACTGTTGAAGACCACCTATGTGGGGGCGGACAGGGTTCAGGTCGAGAAGCTGTTGGAGGCGGCGTCCGGTCACCTCCGGTTCGTGATCGGGCAGGACGTGTACCCGGTGACGACGACCACCTATACGGCGTATCCGACGTTTGGTCGTGAGGATCTTCCTCAGTGGCCGGTCGTCGAGGTCGTGTCGGTGCAGCGTGACGGTGTGGACGTGAAGTTCACGTACCGTCCCGGGTTCATTCTCGTGGCGAATGACGACCCGGTGGACGTGACGTTCACGTGGGGTGTCGCGGAACCGCCTGCGGAGTTGAACAGGTTGACGTGTGTGCTTGCGGCGCAGGCGTTGCAGATGTTCGAGAGCACGGGGGCGTTGTCGGTGGGCGGGTTGTCTTCGTTGTCGATCGATGATTTCCGTGCGGCGTTCGCGGACGGTGGTGCTGAGACTGGTGTGGCGTTGTCGCCGCATGCGGAGAAGTCGGTCAAGCGTGCGTTCGGTCGCGGGGATGTGATCGTGATGGAGGCGTACACGTGAGCATGGTGAATCGTGCCCTGGGTATGGGGCGGCGGTTGGCGGAATCACGCATGTCCGAGACGGTCACGGTTGGGTTGTTCGCGGACGGCACTGACGAGACGACGGGTGATCCGACCCGTGTTCTCGTGACATCAAGGTACGTCGGTAAGGCCAGGGTGAAGTACCCGTCACTGGGCGTATCGGAGCGAAGTGAACCATCGAACGTGTTCGCCGTTCAACAGACCATGCTGAGCATCCCCACTGGGGCTCCTGAGCTCCGTGAGGGCGATGAGGTGAGCGTGACGGGATCAACCGTCGACACCGGCCTTGTCGGGCGCCGCTACAAGATCGCGGGCGCGGCACAGGCAGGCCAGACAACCTCCCATCGCTACCCGCTCACGGAACTGACATGACCGACGACTTCTCAGACCTTTACGAGCTGGCCGCTGACCTTTCGTCCGTGCCCGCGGAAGCGAACAAGAACGTCCTGAAGGCGATTCAGTTCACGTCGGTGGAGATCAAGAACGACTGGCGGCAGGGCGCGGAGGTCTCGGGAAGTTTCGCGAGCTCATACCCGGCGTCAATTGACTTCGATATCAAGTTCCCTGGTGGTGCGATCGAGTCAGAGATCGGGCCCTCGTTGGGGAAGACGCCGGGTTCTGGTGCCGGGTTCCTCGAGGAAGCCCCTGGTGGCGTCGACGGGCCGCCCACGCATGCAGGTAGGAACGCGCTCGAAGCCAACGAAGAGGACTTCTACCGCGGCCTCGAGATCGCGATCACGAATGCTGTCGTTGACAAGGTTGAGGGTGGCTGATGCGTGCAGAGTTTGCGGCGTTCAAGGCCCGATTGGAGGCTCATCCGAAGTTGACGGGGAAGGTGTTCCCGGTGGTTCGGAAGAGCGGCGATTCTCCGGTGCGTGACAACTATGTGGTGGCGCGTTCTGCGAAGCCGGATCGGTTGGAGGATGACCGGTTCATGGGTGTGCCTGACTCGGAGTCGGATCGTCGGTTCACGTATGACGTGCGTGTGGTGACGGTTGATGATGACGGTTTGGGTGTGCTGGGTGAGGCCGTGGTGGAGCAGCTTGTGGGGCACCGGTTGGTGGTCGCGGGTCGTCGGTGTGATCCGGTTCGTCTTGTCCCGGATGTGGAGGAGGGGGACGGGTATGACCGGACCGCTGACTTGTTCTTCCGTGATTTCAGTTTCCGTTTCTGGTCGAGGAGGGCCGCATGAGTGAGCTTGTTGAGGTGCGGTCTGCGAAGGGTCCACGCACCCCGTATCTGATTCCCCGGGCACTGTTCGAGAAGTACCCGGATGACTATGTGCTGGTGAAGCACGCGAAGAAGGCGAAGCCGGTTACGCCGGCTGAGTAAGAGAAGACATACGACGAAGGGCTCCCAGTGATGGGGGCCTTTTTTCGTGCCCGGACACCACCCGGTGGTCCGGTTAGGCGCCCCTCCGTGGGGCATTCCCCAAGGAGATGAATATGGCTACAGAGCCTGTACAGGCAGGGGCCGCGGCTGACGGCCGGGGCATCGTGCTGTGGGTTCCGACGATCGCTGACCCGTCGGCGCCTACGTTGGCCGAGTTGACGGCGACGGGTGCGAAGAGGCTGACGTATGGTCTCACCGCTGATGGTTTCGACCTTCAGGTGACGATCAACACGGTTACGGCGTCGCGGTACACGTTGGCGCAGGCGTTGAAGTACGAGGGTACGAAGGACTTCACGCTCACGACCCGTTACGTGTACAACCGTGAGACTCCGACTGATGCGGAGACGATTCTGGGCGCGAAGGGCACCCAGGGGTTCTTTGTGCAGATCCTCGGTTACCCGAACGATCACACGCTGGCGGCGGGCGACAAGATCAACGCTGTGATTCCGGTGCGGATTGGTTCGTCTACGGATGTCCCGCCGACTGCGAACACGGAGTTGGTGAAGCAGATGATCCCGGAGATTGTGGGCGAGATCCACGCTGAGGTTGAGATCGCTGCGTGATGGCTGCCGGGGGTGGGGTGCTTCTCACCCGCCCTGCCCCCGGTTCTTCCTTCAGGTGAGAGGTGAGAGGTGAGACGTGGCGATCGATCTTGATGCGCTTCTGGCTGAAGCTCAGGCGATGATTGAATCTGTCGAGCCAGAGCTGGTTCCGGTCGTGTTGGCGGGGCGTTCGGTAGGCGTCAGGTTCGTACCGATGTCCGGTGCGGATTGGCGCGACCTGTGTCTGAAGCACCCACCGCGGCCCGAGATCCGGCAGGACGCTCTACTTGGGTACGACGTGGATGCCGTTGTATCGGCGTATCCACACGTGGCGCTGGTGGCTGACGACGAGGTTGACGACATGATCCGCACGGACGCGGAGGGCAAGCCGTACTCAAAGTGGCCCGCAGTATGGAGTGCACTGACCGCAACTGGCCGGAAGGATGTATCCGCCGCGATCTGGGCGGCTCACGAGCGCACGCCCGAGAGGCTGGTGAGTGAAGCGGGAAAAGCCTTGAAGGGCGGGGAGACGAGTACGCCCAACTAGCCCGCGAATTGGGTGTCACCGTGCGCGAACTGCACGGGTGGACGCCGAAGACGATCACTCTTGGCCCAGATGGCCAATTGCTGTCTGTGTCGGCCACTCAGTCAAGGTTCACACCTCGCGAGGTGGCCCTGTTGCTCGCTTCCCGCCGCGCTGAGCACGCCCCCCGTGGGTCTCATGGCTTCTTGCTCTCTGAGGCCACAGATCCCGCGAACAAGGATGCGTTCTCGGTCCCGCTGCCCCTAACTGACTTTGCTGAGAAGGCCCTTGTGCGCGAGCGCAAAAAGTACAGGGACCGGTGGGGAGATGACGCGCTAGAGGCGACGCTGTGGCGTGTGGAGAAGCGTTAGGCCTTGGCGAATATCAAGGTGAATGCCCCGTTGGGGTCTCCCGCCTGATGCGCGAGTGTGTAGCCACGCTTTTCTGCGCCAAGGATCACGGTCTCGTACTTCATGCTGCGCATGTTCCCGGAGAAGGTCACATCTTGTCGGCCGTCGAATAGGGCGTCTAGGGATTCGTCGGCGTTCTTCTCGGCTTTGTTCCGGTCTCGGTCGACTTTTGACAGGAGCACGAAGCCGAGCGCTCCGAACGCCATCAGGGCGATAACCCCGACGACGATCAGCGCAATCAACATGCCGTTCAGTGTAGCGGCCAGTCCAGAAACGTGGGGGTGGTCGCGTGGCTGAACGCGTCGTGAAGGTCAAGCTGATCGCGGCGGTCTCTGATTACGAGAAGGGCATGATCGCGGCGGCCGACGCCACCCGGACCGTGGGGGCTGAGGCGGAGAAGCTTGAGCAGAAGAGGCGTGCGTTCGAGCAGGTAGGGCAGGGCCTCGTCCTGACCGGTGCCGCGTTGACCGCCGTGACTGCTCTGTCCGTGAAGGCTGCCCTCGATTGGGAATCGGCGTGGGCCGGCGTCACTAAGACGGTTGATGGCAACGCGGAAGAGATGGGCGCTCTCGAGGACGGGCTTCGCTCGCTGGCGCGCACTCTGCCCGCCACGCACCAGGAGATCGCCGCAGTTGCTGAGGCCGCGGGGCAGCTGGGTGTCGCCCGAGAGAGCGTTGTCGACTTCACCAAGGTGATGATCGATCTTTCCGAGACGACGAACCTGACTGCGGATGAGGCCGCGACCTCCATCGCTCAGCTCATGAACGTGATGCAGACCGCACCCGACGACGTGGACAATCTCGGCGCCGCCTTGGTTGCTCTCGGAAACGATGGTGCGTCGACTGAGCGTGACATCATCCAGATGGCGCAGCGTATTGCGGGCGCCGGTAAGACAGTGGGGTTGACCGAGGCTCAGGTTCTGGCCTTCGCGAACGCGCTTGCGTCGGTTGGTATCGAGGCCGAGGCCGGTGGGTCCGCGATATCTCGTGTGATGACGGATATCGCGATGTCGGTGTCTGCCGGTGGTGAGAAGCTGGATCAGTTCGCCGCTGTTGCGGGGATGTCGTCTGAGTCGTTCCAGAAGGCGTTCAAGGATGACCCGGCCAACGCGATTACGACCTTCATTGAGGGTCTTGGGCGCATCAACGCTAAGGGAGGGGACGTCTTTAAGACGCTCTCCGACCTGGGGCAAAGCGACATTCGTGTGTCTCAAGCGTTGTTGGGCATGGCGAACTCCGGTGACCTCCTGCGCGAGTCGCTTGACCTGGGGTCTCGTTCCTGGGAAGAGAACAATGCTCTGGCTGCGGAGGCCGCGAAGCGATACGAGACGACTGAGGCGAAGATCCAGATCGCGGGAAACGCCGTCCGTGACGCGGCTATTGACTTCGGGGAAGTGTTCCTTCCCGCAGTTGGCGCCGCCGCCGATGGCGTAGCGCAGTTCGCTTCGTTCCTTGGTGATCTGCCCGACCCCGTGCAAGGGATTGTAGGCGTAATCACCAGTGTCGTGGGGGTGATCGCTCTTACGGGGGGCACTGCGTTGCTGGCTATCCCGAAGATCGTAGAGTTCAAGACTGCTCTCGACACCTTGGGGATCTCGATGCGCACCGTCAGCCTGGCTGGCGGTGGGATTGTTCTCGCGCTCACGGCCTTGGTGGCTGTCGTGGGTTCGGTGGCGACTGCTCAGGCGGAAGCTGAAGCAAAGGCGAAGTCGTACGCGGATACGTTGGCGGAGGGCACTCAGAAAGTTACCGATGCGACGCGGGAGTTGATCGCTGAGAACATCAACGCCCAGCAGGGTGGGTTCTTCGGCCTGGGCTCTACGTCGATGGCGGACGCGGCGAAGGATCTTGGGATCTCGCTTGACACGGTGCGGAAGGCGATCGAAGGCAATGCTGATGCGCTGGACGAGGTGAACTCCAAGACCCAGGCAGCGATCGACGGGTACAACTTCTGGGACCAGAAGTCGATCGAGCTCAACAGCTCGGCCGAGTTCCTTCGAGAGACCATCGAAGAAGAGACCGGTGCTCTTGACCAGGCGGCGCAGAAGGCGCGAGACAAGGCCGAGGCTACATCTGAGTCGGCCGATGCCGCAGACGATGCTGCCGACGCGTACTTGGCTGAGGCGGATGCTGTCGACGACCTGAGCTCGCAGCTCGGATCGTTGATCGACCGCATCAATGCCGCCAACGGTGTAGCCCAAGACGCGATCACGGCGAACGCCCGGTATCAGTCCGCGCTTGAGGGCCTATCTGAGCAAGTCGAGAAGAACGGTACGTCCCTCGACGAGAACACGGCGGCGGGTTCCGCGAACGCTGCGGCCCTGTCTGACGTTGCTCAGGCCGCGCAGGTGGCTGCCGAGGCTCAGTTCCAGCAGGACTTGGCCACCATGTCGGCCGACGATGCGGCGAAGAAGTGGAACGAGACGCTGGCCGCTCAGAAGCAGGCGTTTATCGATTCGGCAGTGTCTGCTGGGTACAACGCCGATCAGGTGCGGGCGCTTGCTGATCGCATCTTCCAGATGCCGGACAAGAAGCAGGTTGCGGTGCTCGTGGAGACGGCGGCTGCGCAGTCTCAGATCGACAAGTTCATCACGCTGAACAACGGCAAGCGAGTGAAGGTGTTCGTGGATGCTCAGGGAGGCGAGTCCTTCCGCGTCGGAAGTACCACTGTGTCTGCGAACGAGGACGGCGGTCTCTATTCGTACCGAGCGTTCGCTGATGGTGGCCTTGCGTCGGGTATCTATCCGGGTGGGGCGAACATCCACAAGTTCGCTGAGGAGTCGCTTCCGTGGGAGGCGTATATCTCTCCGAAGGCGGATCAGCGTGCCCGGAATTACGGGGTGTGGCAGGAAGTTGGGGAGCGTCTCAATTTCATGCAGCCGCAGTCGTCGGGGCCGGTGCAGGTGTCGCTTGCGGGTGCTGAGTTCACGATGTTGGTGGATGGGCGTCCGGTGAGGGCGATTGTGCAGGAGCAGGTTGTTGAGCAGTCGCGGCAGGTGACGTCGGGGATTCGTAATCGGAGGCGTGCGGACGCCTGAACCGGGTTGATGTGTGTGCAGGGGCGGAGGGTTGGTTTCGTGCCAGCCCTCTGCTTCTTGTGCGGTTTGGGGGTTGATGTGGCTGTTGAGGCTGTGAATGTGTTCACGAATCCGGGGTTTGAGAACCCGGGGCTGATTCCCGATGGGGCGTTCCAATCTTCTGAATGGTCGGTGTCGGGGTCGTTCTCTTTGTTTGTTCCAGCGGCGACGGGGTACGGGCAT